TCCAGATTAGTTCTGCTTTACATAATATTTGACAAAGAATTCACACTACTGTGATACCACTTAATCCCAATCACTTTGAACTGATCCCATGCATCTTTCAGTTAATTCATGTTTTATCCAAGACAATGAAGGTTGTGTTATCTCTTCAAAATGGTCATCATCAAAACGTAGACTGCTTATTGAGTTCACCACAATTTCTGACCTCAATAGAGCCATGTTGAAAGTTTCTCTACTCAAATCTGCAAATATCTCAGGATTTGTGTAGTATTCAGGAACACCAAGACTTTCATGATAAATATTATCAGTAGTGTTTAATTTGCAATAATTATGAACTATTTTCCTCAAATGTATAAAGCCTGGTAAAGGGCAGCCTAATAGAGAACCTAGATAGCACAAAAATGATAGTTTATTGAGTCTAGTCTCAGATATGTCAAAGGCGTTCTTATTTTTTAAGAGCTTTGTTATGTTCTCCTTACTTGCTTGTATTACCTGCATGAGAGCACTTCTGAAACTCTTAACTGCCATGCCAGCATACGGATCAACATTCCAAACCACTGATGGAGAAAAATCATCACTTGCTTCAACTATTGCAGGAACCTGTACAGGACTGTTTGTAAACCCAGTTATATCAATATCATTTGCACCTTCATCACAACCAATGCAATTCGGTATATCTGTTGACAGAGAATGTGCAGATAGGTATATATGGCTTTTAAGTAGTTGTTCACACTTTATTAATTCAGTTATGTTTATAGAGCCAACTAATATGTCTTTTCCGGAGAAACTCTTAATCATTCCATGTGGCACTCTTGTGACTCTTTGTGAGTACTCATTAGTTATGTGAAAGTGCACAATGTCTCCATCCATATTTATATCACTCATACTAGATATATCACTGAATGAAAGAGGTTTGTCTAGTTCTATAACTTCACAGATAAGGCCCACTTTGTAGTTGGGTTTGGAATATGTTTTAGATTTCATTACATCATAATCTCTGGGTTCTACAATACTGAATCTTTTATCATTTTCATAATATCGGTCCCAAACTAATAGCATATTATTTCTTGGTTTGAGTAGATTATCATGCTCCCAAGAATGGCCATTTAGTTTGATTGTTGCTGTATTAACACAATCCTTTACTATTGCCTCAATGTTCTGGACATTTACTCCTTTAGGTTTATGTATTATCACTTTGTCAGGCCTCCAGCTTGTACCACTGGTTTCTGTCCTTACAGTTTTCTCAAAAGTGACGAGAACCCCACTTTGTTGTATTGTAACACTGTATGGTCCATTGTTAATGTACCCATGTCTGATTGGCTGTGCAGAGTTCCATCGTATACTTTTGTTTTTTGAAGATGTAAAAAAAGCAGTAATGTCTGCTGGCTGCAATTTATCTAGATGATATGCTATTGACATGAAATCCTTTCTAATTTCATCATTGTCCATAGCTTTCTCTAAAAGCTCCTTGCAGACATGGCCTCTGTACTGCCAATTTTCCATCATGGTATCAAATAAGTCCCACCTACATGTCTCTTCTATGTGATCATTTAGAAAGTGAGCTACTGAGCTAAGCATCTCCCTCATAATACCTGTATTATCAGTTACACCAGCTGTTATATTGCCTTTTGTTTTCTCAATGTGAACGTCTTTAGAAAATGTGAAATGATATCTTATATCTGCAGACTCACACTTTGTCATCAGCAATGATAAAAATGAAGCTGGTGTTATCCTACCTCGATGTGTGAATAACAAGAATATCTTAGAAGAGTAATTCAGCTGTGAAATATACTGATACATTGTTTGATACATTTTAGATGTTTCATTTACAAGTTTTCTATATATATGCTTGTCATTGGACTTCATCTCAATCTGTGCATGTAGTTGGTTGATTATTGTTGTATGTCTGTTTTTTAGACCTGTCTTCTGCATGTATAAGTCTAAATTCTCTAGATCAATCTTGAGCACTTCTTCAATAACAGGCCTCTTGAAATCTAAAGGGTTTGTTGTGTTCAGTGCATGTGATCTTAAAATTACTGCTGCTGTGTTGTTGAAAGGCTTAACTGTATTATAATTTGGTGCTCTTACCAACTGCTTGCTTTCATTTGTTCTATAGCCTGTGACTAACTTACACATATAAGCATTCATGTGCGTCTGTACTACTGAGCTTGTTAGTATTTTGTGCTTCAAAACATTTGTGAAATCCAAAAATGTTATTTCCAGACCAGGACTGACTTCATCAATTTTTGTTTTAAACTGTTGAAGAGCCTCTCGTATTGTGTACCTGCCAGATATTCCTGTCTTCAGATCCTCATTTATGTTTTCTTCTAAACTAAATGCATCCATGAATTTGGATGAGACTCTGGGCTTATTTGAATATAGAATACACTCAAGGAATAATTGTGTGGAATTCTGTATTGATAGTGATTCTAAAAACCTGGCACTATAATATCTATTCAGTATCTGTATAATATACTCTCTAGCAGTTTCGGCCTTTGTTACAAGCAAGTGCTTCAATTCCAAAAGTAGGCAAAATAACTCTTCAGATTTCCCTGATCTATTAATGGATTTGTGGTCATTGTAACTTTCAAGCTTTTTTATTGATGATTCAGTGGTGAACATTGACATAGTTAAAACACTTCGTTGCTTCATATCATGAGATAACCCTGTGTCACAGTCTGGTTGTATGTCTTTACCAACTGCATAATTTTTCATATACATAATGTAAAAATCCATCCATAAAGATTGCTTCACATATTGTATTCTTCCATTTATGTATGGCCTATGAATAGACTGGGAGTTGTGTTCTGTAAGATCTTCTATGAAACTATGCCATCCTAACGATATTTTATAGCCTCCTAGATCATAGAATTCTGCAATCTGTGCTAATTTCTTCAGATCATGTGCTTCTATACCTAAACTGCCAAAAAGCCATAGATCTAAATCAGGGTATCCTCCCAACTCAACTGGAATATTGAATCGAGATTCTCCTTGTAGGTCTAATGCAGGCAATGGGTCATGCATCTGTCCTGGTAACATGCTGTAAGTTCTGTATGTCATTTGAACTCCCAAAGCAACACCCAGATGTGCAACTCCTGGTGGGCAACCATGTTTTAAAGCAACTTGTATAGTCGACAATCTCGCACTCAAGTCTTCATAAGGCCCTAAATATGAACAATCTCCAACAACAGGATAAAGGAATCTACCGTAAATGCTAACAGGTTCTGAATTTACGTCATGTAGTGAGACAAATTCTTTGTGGAAAGTAGACACATTTGTTTTCTTTGTGTTGAGTATCAAAGAACCTTTTGCAAGTGTCCGTCTAATACTATCCATTGCAAATGCTCCTAAAGAAACTGTGTTGACATCTTTGTTATACGAGATAAAAGCAATGCTAGTACTGTTATCGTCAGAATGCACCAAAGGTTCTACTAGTACTGTTGTGTTTAAGTGTTTCATTGCAGATGTAAAAACTCTTTTGAAAACATCCATTACCATTGAATGCCAACATGAGGAAATGTAATTCAAATTCCCTTGTAACCAATTATGAGAAACTTGAATGTGATTTGTCTCAAAGTTGTTTGTCATCTTTTTAAATACACATTGATCATTGCTGGTAGTCTGGTCAAGAATAGTTCCAAATACTTGATCTGGTATAATCAATCGCTTCCTTAGATAAATACAGAAGAATTTGAGTATGAAATACTTTTCGTTTTTGTACAAATTTGGATCAAGTATAACAAAGATCATGAACTTGTAAAGATTATCCTTTGCACTAAACTTTGACATGTCTGCATTTATCTCTAATATTCCATGGGATAAAATTTTATGGTTCATCACTTTAAGAATCATAGGCTTTGTTCTTGCTTCATTCTTTAATGCTTCCATTTCTTCTCTTACTTTCTCTTTCTTTCTCTCTTTCTCCTGTCTCTCCTTCTCTACACTCTCCATTTCTTCTTGTTCTACATCTTCAGACCAGATCAAATTTCTTAAAACATCAAAGGTGTTCTTAGTAGCATTAAGACTTTGACTTTCTTTCAAGGTGTTTTCTGCTTCTTTTGTTACTTTTTTCTTCTTCCCTTTCTTACTCCCTGTCGATGATCCTTTTTTTGATTGTGTTTTGGAGCTTTTTGGTGAGCCTCTATCGGAGTGTTGACTTGATATACTTGAGCTTCTGCTTTTTCTACCCAAGACTTCTGACCATTCACCATCTCTTTTCAATAAATCAGGGTATTCTAGTTGGTCATCCAAATTTAACTCCACAGCACCTATCTCTTCCTTTGCCTCCACATCTGCCTGGTTGGAGCAATGGTTTACAAGAAAGTCTAAACAGGTTTTCCTTTTCCTACCAATGGCCATCCATTTTGATTCCCCAGGCATGCTTATAGCTTCAGATTCGTCATCTCCAGCATATTCCTTATATATTCTCTCTATAAAATAGAGACCAAGTTTTGCAGCCAAGGTGCCTTCATATATCTCTCTGTCTACTGCTGTCCTCTGGTTCTTGGGGAACAAAGTAAAATAAAGTGTGTCTGTATACAAAAAAACATTCTCCATTATTGTTATGAATCCAATGTCTAGTTCTTCTTTGTTTTTTAAGCCTGCTAATATCTCATCAGGAGTTCCAGACAGGTTGTACATCTTTTTAATAACTTTGTACAACTCATCAAAGACTTTATTTGTTGTATAATCTTTGTAATTTGTGATTATATTGGATATTGTGTTATAATTGTTCTTTACAATAGAGAAACCGAGCCTATTTATCTCCTCTAGTTTAGCAGTGTCCAATAGTTTACTTTTTACTAAGTTGCTAAGATCTACATCTTTGAATTTTCCAGATGGGTCTGCCCTTTTCATCAGGTATCTTATAGTCTTTTTGCTTGCCTTGCTAGGTATTTTCCCTTTTATATTTTTATAATATTCTTCGTCTTCATTAACGCTGACACAAGATTTGGAGCTTGTCATTGTTTCTATTGTAGTTATCGGTTCTTTAAAACCTGATCCCTTTTCTAATCTTTCTCTAAAATTCCTTGATCTTGCACCTAGTCTATGTTCACGCAGATATGTTGCAGCACCACCTACCATCATCTTTAAATCAAGAGAAAACTTCTCATTTTCTGGTGTATATGAGTCATTTTTCTTCCTTACTAAGAAAGGCTGACTGTAAAGTTCTTCTTGCTTTGCTTCTAACTCTAACTCAATAGGAACCTTTGAAAGTTGTAATAGATTGTGCACAGGGTTGTGTAAGCCTTTTGAATTCAGATAAAAAGGCAGAAATATCTCTTTCAACTTGCTCATATATGAAACTTTCCCTGTAAACCATAGTGTATCTATTGTTCTTTCATCTTTAATGCCTGTCTTTTGTAGAAACCCTTCCACAATGACAATGTCTTCTTTAGTAGTGTTCTGTAAGGATTTATATGAAACCATGGCACCAGTTTTCAGCTTATTCAGCACATATACAGAAAAAGCTGTTTTTGTTGTTGGTTCAAACTTTGTTGCTATGTAACCCCTTACATCACTTATAAGGGCTGAACATCCCGTGATTATATATCTTGCAGGCTCGGTTAGAGTCATAAAACTCTTAGTGACTGATACAGCACAGTGAAAAGAGAAACCAATTATTTCTTGAAGCTGTTCCATGTCTTCATGAGGGCTATCTACGTATTCCATTAGCTTCCCAGGTAATGCTGAAACTATCTTACCTTGACTTCTCAACAGGTCTATCGAAGCTTTGTCTTTCTTCATGGATTCTTTGATCTTCTGATAGTAATCTACATCTTTGAATTTCTTACTTTTCAAATCTATGCCAAACTCACAGACTGTTATCAGAAATTGGAAAGGACACTCCTGTAGCCTCTTTATTTTATCTTTCTCCAATCGCATTGGTTTAGAGAAGTTTAACTGATACCCATTATTTAGTTTTACTGAGAACCATTCACAACCCATTCTATAATTTCTATCGTTGTCTTGTGTAGTCATTGTTGCTGTCTGAAAACACAAATCAGATCCTGCATTTTTTATGGATTTGTTAGGGTACAAAAAGAGGTATGTAGAATTGCTTGCAGAGCATAGAATCCTTATAGTCTTTGATGATGAGGTTTCACTGACAGCCAAAGCTCCTCTTAATAAATCTGAAATGTCATTCAGATAGCTATATGCAACCGTATTGCATGCAGTTTCTATCAGTTTTGAGAGAAAAGGATCTGCTTCTTCAATCTTTGACATATATTGCACTAATGGGCTCTGTTTAAATAATCTTGAATATTCATTTGTGACATATCTATAGTTTGTTTTAATTTGTTCATTGCAACTTTCTATTATTGTTTCATCACCCCAATCTAAGACTTTTACTTTATTTGTTTCTCTATCAAATGTATCATCGATCTTTTCAACTTGGTGTTTGCTTTTCCCAACACCAGCCCATGCTAAGAATTCTCTGGATCTTGCATCATTGGATAATCCAAATGTCTGATTAGGATAAACTCTTTTATAAGATGAATCATTGCCTGATTTTGTAGTAAACCTGACAAATTTGCAAACTAGTTGAGAACATAACAATCTCCAATCATTGTTTCTTACAGCCTCTTCTAATTCTTGAATTGATGCTATATTTTTATTCCCCTCTGTTCTCTTTTTTAGATAAGATCTTGTTTTTTTATCATGGAGAGTCAGTGCTATTTCACCAGTTTCATCAATGTCTATGCAATAACGGTTGTTGAATACTGTTTTCCCTTCTTCCAATATTTTCTTCTGAAGCAGTGGTTGTGACATTGCTCTCATTTTGTCTTCAATATCTTGGTTTGGTTTATCTCCGAATTCACCCATGTATGCATTGAATGACTCCCCAAGGTAACAGTTGTCAACTAGCATGTTCAAGAATGATCTTTGTTCAAGTCTTATGTCAGGTGAATTTGCTGCAAGATCAACATAATGCAGGAAATTTTCTATCTTCTTTGCATTTGTTTGACCCATGGATATTTGTACATTTGGTTCCCATAACAAGTGGCATGTAGGTTTTTGCTGTTCTATTGATTCCATAGGTATGCATTTCTTCCCTGGTCCAAACATATTATTGTGACAGTCATCAAATCCATCGGAAACATCTGTTGGGCCTGGTCTTTTAGCTTGTATATTACCTAATTTAAAATCAGTTGATATTTGTTTTGCAAAATGCTCTTCTTCTGATCGATATTTTGAGCCTATGTCTCTTAGATTCTTATCAGCTAATATTGCTTCTGTTGGCTCAATATTTAAACTTCTTTCAAATTCATTGATAGTATAAAGCAATGCAGCATTGGTGTATGGAATGATCTAGAAAGAAGT